AGAGAAGGCATCGACCACCTGACGCCTTACGCCAACCATAACTTAAAGTTATGTAACAGGCCACAACTTTTCTTTAACTAACTTAACGATTTCGTCATCTATATCTGTCTCCGTGGATGCCGCATAGTCTTCAAGTAATCCAATCACAAGGGATTTCACAGCATTGGATTTGACGAAAAACTTCAGTATTGGCTTGATAAATCTAATCATGTTTTTGTAATATATTCTTTCCAACTGTAGACAAATTTGCTAATTTTAGCAAAAAGCCTTAATTATGGAAGAAGAAGAAACCAAAGACGGGATGAATTGGGTTTCAACTGGAATCCAATTTATTGTCTTAATTTGGTCTTTAGCGGTCATTAGTTTTTCATATTATGGAAACTCGCCAAGACAAATTGATACCACCTTCGCGGCTGGAATTTTGAGTACAGTTTTAGGAAATTTCGGGCTAAATATCAAAAAAAATGGCGAAAAAAAGAAAAACAAGCTTATAGTAGACAATAAAGACTCCAAAGTTGGTATCAAATGAAAAAGCTAATTTTACTAAGTTTGTTTTTAATAGCACCTTGCTACGCAAATTCAGTTCCTTCTTGGACAACGGGTTCAAGTAACAGAACTGAAAATACTACACAAACCATAACTCGCAGCGTAGTCACAGAAAAATATGGGGCAAAAATTGACAGTTGGGAAGGTTCTAATATTTCTGTAGCAGCTTCCGCTGGTATTGCTGGCGGTGATGCTGTTTTTACAGTGGAAGATACAACCGCAGATTGGTCATTATCAATTACAACAAAAGCAGCCAGCCAAATGGTTGAAAAAATAACTCAAAATGATACGATCACGACTACAAGCGTTATTACTAGCTTGTCTGTGTTTAGTCAGTAATTCAGTCAAAGCTGAATCTGATACTAATGTAACTGCTCAACCTAATGCTGTTGGCAACTCTAGTATCATCAATCAGAACATGAATATTAATAATGGAATGACAGGTAAGCAGCAATTTGGAACTTTAGTTTGCAGTCAACCGACAATGGCTTTTACCCCTTTTTATACAGGCAATGATGCACAAGGCGGAGAAACATACAGTATTAATGAAGGTTGGGGTTTACAGTTATCTTTTATGATCCCATTAGGAGATAATGAAACTTGTAACGAAATATCCAAGATAAAATTAGAGTTAGCCAAAGAAGAGTTAAACAAGCAAGAGCATGATAAACAGCTAGTTCGTGTTTTGAAATGCTCTCAGCTTCACGCATCAGGCTATATGATAAATCCTAACTCTAAATTTGCATATATCTGTAGCGATGTAATTAATATAAGAAGTTATGTAAAAGCAAATGCAGAAAAATTTAAAACTACTAATTAAATTATGAAAGAATTATATCGAACACCTAGTCGTATAAAAACTCGTTATATTGCTATTTTTTCTTTAATTACGTCATTTACATCTTTTGGAACCGCAATATTAGTTTTTTTATATTTTAAAAGTCCCGCTTTCGAGGATCTTGTATTGCAGCAAGTTTCAAAAAATATAGATTGGGTTGTGCAAATGGAATTAGAAAAACAACTAGAAAATTTAAGACCAAAATCTAATATAAATGTTGATGAATCCTATAAATATTTTTGGGATCTAGTTGAAAAACATAATAATGATCTTATTGAAAAACAGATAAGACGTTTTGATTAAATTCTAGTAGCTAGTTAGACGCCACATTACGGGTGTATGTGAACTCTAGCTACCTTTTTTATTATCCATCTTTTCCTTTACATTTGCGACTTCTTTTTTAAGGATTTTGGTAAATATTTTCTTAAATATTTTTTTGATTTGGTTTAGTACAGCTTGACCCGCTATACCACCAGCCACGCTCACAACGCTTGCAGTTCCCGCAGCGATTACAGAAGATGCAATGACTTCTGGTGCAGGGATAGGCATTTCACCGAAAAATGGTAGATTAAAAGTAGCTACAGTTTCAGATGAAGTATTTTCTAGGTTTTTTGGTAGGTTCTTTGGGATCTGCTCTTGGTTTATACCTTGCACTTCCTCTTTTGGTTCCTTTTCTGTTGAAGAGCTACCTGCCTGATCTACCTGCAATCCCGACTTTACCTGTTCCAGACTCGGCAAAAGAATTGGATCTAAAAAAGGCTCTTCCACTACAGGTGGATAAAAAATTGTTTTAGGTGGTACAAGTACATCAGAAGTATCTGGCAAATCAGGTAAAATTATATCCATAACTTAATTATTAGAAGTAGAAATAAATAGTGTCTTACTTCTGCCAATTCCTACTTCTGTTAATAACATAGCAGAAATTTAAAATTTAGGATTATTTTTTTTTACTTTGCTGCAATGCTTGAACCACTCGCCCCTGTTATCTAGTACGCCATACTTTTCTATGTCTTTGGTCATCATTGAAAACTGTTCTTGTATCTTTTTATATTGCTGCTTTCTGTTTTTAATAACACGATTATTTTTTTCGTATTTATCAGCTAATTCTTTATAACTGTCCATGTGCATTTGTGTTGGCCTTATTACGTCTGATACATTCCAAGTCTTAATAACAGCACCATTACCGCTATCTAATAACATAATTTTATTTACATCAGACATTATTGCTTTTGCTTCTTCTTCTGTTTTTCCGTTTTCTGTCAGATGGATAAAAACTAAAGATGATAACTGTGGCATTAACTCGGTTCAGTAGGCCATGTGATATTTGATAATTTTATATCTGTTGGTGTTTGGTTTGCTGGTAAATCTCTTAATGCTTGCCTGTAAGTTTTTTGTGCATCTGTCATTGTTCTGTCAGGTGATGCCATCCAATCAGATTCTTTTAACTTCCTATTTCTTTGATACCTTAACTCTACTAAAGGTAAAGAACCATTTTTACTTTTCCAAGTTTCCCAAGCTGCGTTTATTTGTTCATCAGTAGGTTGTGCATCTGGGTTTCTGCCGTCATCGTACCATTTGTGAATACTATGAGTATCCCAGTTAATAACATACTCGTTGTTATTTAAGCCTAGCTCTTCTATGGCTAGATCAATGTTTACGTCTGCATTAATAGTCATAATTACTCCATCTTAAATATTACAACTCTAGCGTAAAACTCGCCATCAGTATCAAAATTCATATCCTGCCCAAAACCTGATGTGCTTTTTGTAGAGGCACATCTATGCTTAAGAAAATAACCTTCTGTACCAGAATTATATACTCTTCCAAAACCACATGAAGAGGTCATCGTAGAGTCAGCCGCAGCGGATCTAGCATTTAAGCCAAATAATAAATTAGTGCCGCCATCAGAAACAATCTTTGCTCTGTGATTATTTACATCGAAAGCTAATGCTTCAAAATAAATCAGATAACCTCCAGCGGGCAATGTAAATTCTCCTGTGCTTGTATCTAAAGTTACAAAAGATTCTCCATCATGTTGTACAGAATTTAGAAGCCTTACTCTATCTGCACCATTGGTAAAAGTTCCACCATTAGTTTCGTGCGCTCTTAAATCTCTTAACACTGCAACGCGAGTACCAACTCCAATATTCTCAAGCACACCAGTAATACTAACGCCAGTCGATGTAGTGCTTAAACGCTGCGTATTATTATGAAAGAGTGACACACTCGAATCAGAAAAACAAGAAATCATTGATTCGTTACTTGATGCAGTTCCATGTTTTATAAATAAATCATCACCAGCAATTAATGTAATATCATCGTCAGATTCAGCAATTAGGTCATTATCTGAGTCTATTTCTATGCTTGCACCATCTGAAGTAACTATTTCAAGCCTATCGTTAGTCGAATCATAATCTAAAGATACATCATTACTGTTTCCAAATCTAATCGCTACATTATCATTAAAATCTATTCCCTGATTACCACCAACACCACCAGCCGCTATTCCTGTAAGGTTTGAACCATCACCAGAAAAAGCTGTTGCAGTAAGAGTACCATTAGCTGCATTAAACGCCAAGTTTGAGCCGCTTTTTGGTGCTAAATTACCAGTTGCGGCAGTAGTAAACAAAGGAAAACAAGTTGTATCAGACGATTCATCCGCTACAGTAACTGTCGTTGCTATTGCCGCTGTTCCTGTTGTGTCTTGATTAAGAGTTCCAACAACTAAATCAATAGTGCCATCGGCATCTTGATATGTTGCAGTAATACCTGTCTCAGTATTTCCAGAAAACATAGCACCTACAATATCTTGTATTTCTTCTGATGTCATATCTGCGGTGGCTCCACTTTCTATTCCGTCAAGTTTTGAGCCATCAGTAGCTATATCTCTTCCATCAACTGTGCCTGTTACAGATAAAGCACCTGTTAAAGTTGCACCCGCACTTGTAAGTTCAAATTTTGTACTACCACCTAATTGTAATTTTAAATTACCTGTACCAGCATCATTAATAATCGAATCGCCTGAGTCGTGAAAAATCTCTAAATCATTTCCAGTTCCAAATATAGCTTTTATGTTGTCATTTAATTTGACAGTACCAGTAAAAGTTGCACCTGATAATGGTGCAAGTCCAAAGTTTTCTGTACCTAATCCACCAGTAATAGAAACATTAATAAACCCATCATTTGCTGCATTTCTAATTTTTAAAGTATTATCACCTGTATCTGCATAAAATTGATAGGCAAATGTTGTACTAGGATCTGAAGAACCAGAATTATTTGAATTTATTGCAGCAAGAGCATTATTAACGTCAGCACGGACATTTGCGCCTGTATCATTTGATATGCTTCCCGAATGTTGTGCCATTTAGCTAACTGTTAACCTATAACCATAAAACCAAGTTTCAGCCGTAACTGTATTTTGATTGTTGCCTTCATT